CGGCTTGTAAAAAGCTAGGGTTTCCCTGGGCAAAACTAATCAGTAAAGATGGTGCAGAAGTATTAGTAGCAAAAGATCGTAATGATCTATGGTTTGCTTTTAGAGGAACTGAACCATCCAAGATTAATGATGTATTGGCAGATTTGAATATGATTAAACAATCGGCTGTAGCAGGTGGTAAAGTACATGGGGGATTTCAGAAAGAAGTAAACGACTTATGGATGGATGTTCTGGCTGAAATAGAACACAATGATCAACTAAAGCTTCGTAAAGATGTGTACATGACAGGACACTCATTAGGTGCTGCCATGGCAACTATTGCTTCTACTAGATATACCCCAGCAGAATTATTTACCTTTGGTTCACCAAGAGTAGGTGGTCCAAGGTTTATAAAAAATATTAAATGTCCTCATTATAGGTTTATGAATAACAATGATATTGTTTGCCGTATTCCCCCTGCATGGTTAGGATTTAGACATCATGGACAAATGATCTATTTTAATCGAAATGGTGACTTAGAGGTCAAACCTACATGGACAGATTTATTCATGGGGATGTTAAACTCTTGGAAAAGATGGAAATTCTTTGATGGTATTGTAGATCATGGTATGCCAAACTATGTAAAAGCTTTAGAAAAGATAGTAAGGAAAGAGAAAAAACTATGAACACTCTCATCATTTTAGCATTAAGATCAATCCTGTCATCCGTAATTGGTAGTTCATTCTATCAATGGTTTCAAGGCACCACAGCTGGTATCTGGTTCCAGAAAAAACTAGACTCATTTATGCAGTATCTTGCTGACAAATATGATATTGAGATCGCAAAGAAGGATGCAAAATTCTCTAAGCAGTATCCTTTAATGCATCAGCGTATTTTAGAAATCGAAAGACGTCTAAAAATTAAAAATTAATTGTTTACAAACACCACTAACTGTGGTATAATGTAACCTTTACTGAATAAAATTATGAATGGAATAAATGTTATGAATATACATGTCACCAAGAGGGATGGGTCTCTTCAAGCATTTGATCTAGAGAAAGTCCATAAGGTATTAGACTGGGCTACTGAGGGAATTACTGGTGTATCAATCTCAGAGATCGAATTAAGAGCGAACATTCAATTATATGACAATATACCTGCTTATGATATACATGAGCTTTTAATTAAATCAGCCGCAGAGTTGATTTCAGATCATACCCCAAATTATCAATTTGTTGCTGCTAGACTTATTAACTATAAGTTACGTAAGGAAGTCTATGGTCAATATGAACCATGGGACTTAGTTAGGATTGTCATTGAAAATGTATCCCAAGGAAGGTATGATGGGGAAATCATGCAAAAATATACCCGTGAAGAGCTAATCGAATTGGACTCATATATTAAGCATGATCGTGATGATACATTTACCTATGCTGGGATGGAGCAATTCAGAGGAAAATATCTAGTCCAGGATAGAAGAACTAAAAAACCCTTTGAAACACCACAGATTCTTTATATGATGATTTCAGCTACTTTGTTTGCTGACTATCCAAAAGAAAAAAGAATCTCTTATGTGAGGGATTTCTACGATGCTATATCTCAGTTTTATATTTCATTACCTACTCCAATTATGGCTGGAGTTAGAACCTCGACAAGACAGTTTTCTAGTTGTGTACTTATTGAGTCTGGGGATAGTTTGGATTCTATCAATGCTACTGCTACATCTATTGTAAGATATATTTCAAAGAAAGCTGGTATTGGTATTGGAGCAGGATCAATCCGATCTGCAGGATCAAAGGTTGGAGATGGATCAGTAGTTCATACAGGTCTTATCCCATTCTTAAAATATTTTCAATCAGCTGTTAAATCATGCTCTCAAGGCGGAGTTCGTGGTGGTGCAGCAACAGTCTATCTTCCAATATGGCATTATGAGTTTGAAGATCTAGTAGTTCTAAAGAATAATAAAGGAACAGAAGAAACCCGTGTAAGACACATGGACTATGCTTTCCAGCTAAACAAATTAATGTATGAAAGACTTTTATCTGGTGGAGATATTACTTTCTTTGATCCGAATGATACCCCAGGACTATATGAATCATTCTTTGCTGATCAAGAAAGATTCCAAAAACTATATGAAAAATACGAGAAAGATAAATCAATCCGTAAGAAATCCCTTCCAGCATTAGAGGTATTCCAACAGTTAATTACCGAAAGAAAGGATACCGGAAGGATCTATATAATGCATGTAGATCATGCAAATGATCATGGTTCATTTAAGCCAAAGTTAGCTCCTATTCGTATGAGTAATCTTTGTTGTGAAATTGATCTACCAACAAAACCATTAAACTCTGCAGAAGATCAGGATGGAGAGATCTCTCTTTGCACCTTATCTGCAATTAACTGGGGGTTAATCAATGATCCAAAAGATTTTGAAAAATACTGTAATCTTGCTGTTAGGGCTCTTGATGAGCTTCTTGATTATCAAGACTATCCAGTTCCAGCCGCTCAAAAAGGTACTTCAGCAAGAAGACCTCTTGGAATTGGTATAATCAATCTTGCATATTTCCTTGCAAAAAGAGGACTGAAATATGACGAGGGTGCATTTGAAACAATCGATGAGTATGCAGAAGCATGGTCTTATTACCTTATTAAGGCATCAGCCGATTTAGCTGCAGAAAAGGGTAAAATTTTATTAAATAATGAGACAAAATATGCGTCTGGAGACTTGCCAATCGATACATATAAGAGTGCGATAGATAATTTAATAGAGCATAAAGAGAGACTACCGTGGAAAGAATTGAGGAATCAACTCCGAGAAACGGGAATCAGAAATAGCACTCTAATGGCATTAATGCCTGCTGAAACAAGCGCACAGATCTCTAATAGTACAAATGGGATTGAACCTCCAAGAGCTTTGGTCTCATATAAACAATCGAAAGACGGTGTTATGGCACAAGTCGTGCCGGGCTATCATCATCTGAAAAACAAATATGATTTACTATGGGATCAGAAATCACCAGATGGATATTTAAAAATCTGTGCTATCCTACAAAAATATATTGATCAGGGTATCTCAGTAAATACATCTTACAATCCAGAGCATTTTGAGGATGGTAAGATTCCGATGTCAGTAATGATATCAGATCTTGTTACTGCTTACAAATATGGGTTGAAACAATTATATTACTTTAACACCTATGATGGTGCTGGGGAAATTCCACATATACCAGACTTTCCTGAAAGAGAAGATGAGTTACCACAGGAAAGAGAAGATCTATTTGATGAAGAGGAGTGCGATAGCTGCAAAATATGATTTTAAAAAAGAGTAAGAAAACCCATTTAGTAAAAAACATGTTCCTAGATGAACCTGTAGATGTAGCAAGATACGATCAAGTTAAATACCCAGCAATTGAGAAGTTAGTAGATAAACAAATAGGATTCTTTTGGCGACCTGAAGAGGTAGATGTGTCAAAAGACAAGAAAGACTTTAATGAGTTATCCCCACATGAACAACATATTTTCACGTCTAATCTTAAAAGGCAAATCCTTTTGGATTCAGTTCAAGGAAGAGCTCCAAGCTTATCTTTCTTACCAATCACCAGTTTACCTGAGATTGAAAACTGGATACAAACTTGGTCCTTCTTTGAAACAATCCACAGTCGATCTTATACTCATATCATTAGAAACGTGTATCCTAATCCATCTTCTGTTTTCGATACAATGCTTGACGTAAAAGAAATTATAGACTGTGGAAAAGACATTGCAAAGTATTATGATGAGTTGATTGATTGTAATAATTCAGCAACAAATAAAATGACCCATAAGAAAGCATTATGGATGTCTATGATATCAGCAAATGCTCTCGAAGGTATTCGGTTTTATGTTTCATTTGCTTGTTCTTGGGCGTTTGCCGAATTGAAGAAGATGGAAGGTAACGCTAAGATCATTAAGTTCATTGCACGTGATGAAAATACCCACCTTGCTGGGACAACAATGCTCATTAAAAACCTATTAAAAGAAGATCCAGACTTTGTAAAAATTTCAAAGGATATGGAGAAAGAAACTGAACAATTATTTGTAGATGTTATCGAACAAGAAAAAGCTTGGGCAAATTATTTGTTTAGAGATGGATCTATGATTGGATTGAATGAAAGATTGCTAAATGAATATGTTGAGTGGATTGGATGTAAAAGGATGAGAGCCTTAGGTCTACATTGTCCTTATACTGTTTCCAAGACTAATCCATTACCATGGACAGAAAAATGGATTGGAGGAGGTAATGTTCAAGTAGCTCCACAGGAAACAGAAATAAGTAGTTATGTGGTTGGAGGGGTGAAGCAGGACGTTTCATCGGAGACATTAGCAGGTCTTAGTCTGTGATGGAGATTCAACCAGTATCTCCTATACCAGTAGTTACCCAAAAGGTTGAAAGTGTACAAAAGGTATATAAACAACCTGACGGAAAAGATAAAATTATAAATGATGTATATGAAATAGTGACTTATGACCAAAAAGGTAGAATTAAAGAATCTATTTCATCCCATACAGTAACATATACAGTTTAGGAGAAAGGATGATTATAGAAATATTTAGTAAAGATAATTGCTCATATTGTGATAGAGCAATATCAGCTGCACAGCAATTTATACAAGAATCAGAACATACGTACGAAGTAAAAAAATTAGGAGTAGATTTTTCAAGAGAAGAACTTTTTGAAAACTTCCCAGAAGCAAGAACCTTCCCACAAATAAGAATAGATGGAGAGGCGATTGGAGGTTATGCAGAATTTCTTCATTTCTTAGAGAAATCCAGATAGGGGAGATACTATGAATCCTAAATTCACTTTAGATTGTGAATATTGTTTTAATAGATCAATAATTGAAATTGAAGAAGAGGAGAATACCATTGAGTTTTGTCCTCAATGTGGTGAAAGGGTAGATGATGATGACATTGATGAATTAGACTTTGATGAATATGAGTAGAAATGGAATGGCAATATCAAGGCAGAAAATGGCAACCTCCAGAGGAATTCACTCCAGACGTTCTATATGGTTTCGTTTATCTGATAACGAATCTAGGAACAGGAAAGAAGTATATCGGAAAGAAGTTCTTTTGGAGCAGCAAAACCCTGCCAATAACAAAAACCAGAAAGAGAAGAAAAAGACTTAAGGTCGAATCTGACTGGAGAACCTATTATGGTTCAAATAAGCATCTAATAGAGGATGTTAAAAATATGGGTGAGGATTTTTTTCATAGAGAAATAATACACCTATGTAAAAGTAAAGGCGAATTATCCTACCTTGAGGCGAAAGAACAATTTGACCGGGATGCTTTATTGAGTGAGAATTATTATAATGGTATTATTCAATGCAGAATTGGATCAAATAGTGTTAAAGGATTAATGAAATAGGGGGTTTACAAAGGACCCAAACTGTGGTATAATAGGTACTATTATGGCAAAGATCATACCATTTCCGAATTTAAAAGAAAGATTAAAAGTCCAAGAGGATATGGAAAAGGAGTATCTGGAGGCTATGGTCGATGAATGTGTTGAATTATCCAGACACATTATTGACATACTAGAATTTGAGGTAGAAGAATCCCAAGGGGGTTATATCTTAGATGGATTTGATCTCAGAAACCCCGAGCATCCAGAGGCAAAAGATTCCTATGTAATTGCCAATTTAATGTGCTCAATGTTTATGAGATATATTGGTGTAGAACACAGACTTCAAAAAGATCTGAATAGCTTACACAACAAGATTATGAGAATGCAAAAGGAAAAAGATGATATTACTTGATTATTCACAAATTGCGCTATCCAATATTATAGTGCAGAAACTAGACGATGAAAATCTAATTCGGCATATGATACTAAATTCTATCCGTATGTACAATAAAAAATATAGAGATGAATTTGGACAAATGGTTATTTGTGCAGATGGATTTAATACTTGGCGTAAAGAATTCTTTCCTGAATATAAGGCAAACCGTAAAAAGAATAGGGATAGTTCTAGCCTAGATTGGAATAATATTTTTCAAACACTCAATCAGGTCAGAGAAGAGATTAAAGAGAATTTACCCTATAAGGTTATTCATATTGAAGGTTGTGAAGCAGACGATGTGATAGGCACACTTACCCTACAAACACAGGAGTTTGGATTACACGAACCGGTAATGATTATCTCTTCTGACAAGGACTTCATCCAACTACAAAAGTTTAAAAATGTAAAACAGTTTTCTCCAGTTCAGAAGAAAATGGTAACAGATCCAAACCCAAGAAGTTATCTCTTCAATCATGTGATGAGAGGAGATACCGGAGACGGAATTCCGAATGTATTGTCAGCTGATGATACCTTTGTTAGTGATTCAAAACAATCTCAATTGAGACAATCTAAGATCGATGAGTGGATGGAAAACTCTGACAATCTTCGTGAAGCAATGACAGACGATATATATAGGAATTACCAAAGGAATAAGAAGTTAATTGACTTAACTGAGATTCCTGAAAACATACAGAATAATATTATAAATACTTTTAATGAGCAAAAGCCAGCTATGAAAATGAAAGTATTAAATTATTTAATAAAGAAAAGATGTAACAACTTGATTGAAGTCGTGGAGGAATTTTATAATGGCTAAGAAATTAATATCAGAGATCTTCGAAGAAACTTCTAGGATCTCATCCAAACCCGAGAGGATTAAGTATTTGAAAGACAATGCTTCACCTCAGGTCCAAGCCATCATCAGAATTAATTTTGATGATGATATCATATCTCTTTTACCCGAGGGAGCACCCCCATATAACGAAGCAGAACAGCCCAAATCAGATTTGGACAGACAAGCTGTAAACTATAAGTATTTCTTTAAGGGCCCGGTGAAAGATATGATGCAAGCAAAGAGAGAAAAGATCTTTATTGATGTTTTGGAATCAATTCATCCTAAAGATGCTAAACTCCTAATTGCTGCAAAAGACAAAAAACTAAAATACAGGGGAATAACCAAATCAATGTGTGAGGAAACTTTCCCTAACTTAATTCAAAAATAGGAGGAAGCCTATAGAAAAAACCTCTATATTATGGTAGTTTCAATTTCAACATTTATAAGGAAGGTGCTTATGATTTGTACTCAGATTGAACGCCTCAAGAGAGATAAGAAAGAGGCATTATACTATCGTAAACGATTGATTAAGAGGGGAAAGGATACCCTTGCATATAAGATGCAAAGGAAAATAGAATATCTTTCCAAACACATCGATCAAATGGAATCATTAAGGAGGTAATGAACAAGTTGGGACCAGGTCTCGGCTTGGTCCCGTTTTCTAAGGAATTTATAATATGGTAGATTTTGATCCAAAAGAATTAAAGAACTCAAAAAGAATCTTTAAATCAGCAACACCCAAATATGATATCAGCTGGTATATCAAATGGGTTTCTAGTTTTACTATTTTAACAGCAATCACAATTAGAGCCTCAGGGGTTACACAACTAGCTTGGCTAGATATGTTACTTTCTTGGGTAGGATCTGTTGGTTGGTTTTTTGTAGGTCTTTTGTGGAAAGACCGAGCGGTGTTAATCCTAAATGGAGTGATATCAATCATTTTATTTTCAGGATTAATAAATTTATGGTTTACAAACACATAAAAATTTGGTATAATATACATTATGAACATATTTGCAATAGAACCTGGAGATGATATCTCTTGTCCTATAGAATCAGGACAGAATCAATGCGACAAACATGTCGTGAAAATGCCACTCGAATCTGCTCAGATGCTTTGTACGGCACACAGAATACTCGATGGATATCAAACAACAGAAATATCTAAGAGTGGTAGGAAT